AAAAATTCAAAGATTAATTGTTACTGAGGCTTTGGGTATGGTGCAAAAATATTGTTCTTATTATCCAGAATTAAATCTAACAAAAGATAAATGGGCAATGACTTCTTTACGGTTTAAAAAATTTAAATCTGGGGACTACTTTAATAAATGGCATTCAGAGCATTGTGGTGATTATGCTACAAGAGTTATGGTATTTCAACTTTATTTAAGTGATCATAACTGTGGCACAGAATTTTATAGTGGGGAAACAATACAATCGGAGGCTGGCAAAGCTGTTTTATTCCCACCTTATTTTACTCATACTCACAGAGGTCAACCTTGTCCTCAAAATAAAAATAGATACTTAATTACAGGATATTATAATTTTATTTCGTTAGCTTAGAAACAATAGCTTTATACTTTAATACTTTTTGTCTAAAGAATTCATTAACCTTTAACAAGGTTTCAATATGTAATTCTAGCTTCTCTATTCGATCTTTAAGATCAGTGTTAAACTGAACTTCTGACTCTTTTACTTGTTCAGCCATGTCTAATTTTAACTCTAAATCTTTAATAATATCGTCTTTTACGTCTTTCATCTTTGATCATTATATATTGATAAACGTTTAAAAGTCAAGTAAACTGCCGTCTACCTAAACCATAAAAAGTATGTTAAGGAATGATGCATGTTGCAAAAAATAGGATTTCAACCAGGTATAAATAAACAAATTACAGCCACAGGGGCCGAAGGGCAGTGGATAGACTGTGATAATGTTAGATTTAGATACGGTATACCTGAAAAAATAGGCGGTTGGAATCAGCTAGGAAACGTGAATGAAAATGAGCTAACTGGTGCTGGTAGAGGACTTCATCATTTTATAAACAGTCAATCAAGAAGATACGCTATAATAGGGACTAATCGTATTTTATATGCGTTTTCAGGTGGTGTATTTTATGACATACACCCTATCAAAACTACAACAACTCTTACAAGTGCATTTAGCACAACCAATGGACAACCAGAAGTTACAATAACTTTTAGCACTTCACACGGTATATCTACAGGAGATATTATTTTATTAGATAATTTTTCTACGATAACTGGATCTAATTTTGGATCCTCTGATTTTGATGATAAAAAATTTATGGTAGCTTCTACTCCAACATCAGCAACATTAACAATAACCATGCCTTCTAATGAGTCTGGGTCTGGTGCTACGACGTCTGGAGGTATTAGAGTGCAACACTATTATCCTGTTGGCACACCGGTTCAAGAAAAAGGATATGGCTGGGGTCTTGGATCATGGGGTGGACAAGCATCAAATGCGATTACCACAACATTAAATGGAGCTTTAGGTAATGATGCATTTGGAACTGGAAGCTCAGGGACTTCAATAACGTTAACAAGCACAGTTGGTTTTCCAGACACCGGAACAAATTTTATAAAAGTAGGAACTGAAGAAATATCATATACAGGAGTTTCAGGTAATGATTTAACAGGTATTACAAGAGCAGTAAGAGGGACGACAAGGGCCTCACACTCAACTGGAGCAACTGTAACAAACACAAGTGACTTTGGAGCTTGGAACCAACAAACAGCGGAAGGTTTAGCATTAGACCCTGGTATGTGGTCTATAGATAACTTTGGTGATAAAGCTATTTGTTTAATACATGATAGTGCTGTTTTTTCTTGGGACTCTAGTTTAGGTAATGCAACTACGACAAGAGCTGCAATTATTACAGGTGCACCAACAGCATCAAGACACATGGTTGTGTCTACTCCAGATCGTCACTTAGTATTTTTTGGAACAGAAACTACTATTGGAGATGTTACGACACAAGACGATATGTTTATTAGATTCTCGGACCAAGAAGATATTAATACATACACACCAACAGCAACTAATACAGCTGGTACACAAAGACTGGCCGATGGATCACGGATCATGGGAGCCATTAGAGGTAGAGATGCTATTTATGTTTGGACAGATACTGCATTATTTACACAACGTTTTGTTGGCTCGCCGTTTACGTTTGCTTTCTCACAGGTAGGAACTAACTGTGGATTAGTTGGACAGAACGCATGTGTGGAAGTTGATGGTGCAGCTTATTGGATGTCAGAAAATGGTTTTTTTAGATTTGCTGGTAGACTAGAATCTTTACCATGTTTAGTTGAAGATTTTGTTTATGATGATATAAATTTATTATCTGGTAACCAAATGGTGTCCGCAGGACTAAATAACTTATTTGGTGAAGTAATTTGGTTTTACCCGTCGTCTACATCAGATGTAGTTAATAAATGTGTTACATATAATTATTTTGATTCATCTCCACAAAGACCAGTATGGACAGTTGGCACTTTAGATAGAACTATGTGGAAAGATTCTGCAGTATTTGGTCAACCACATGCATTAGATTATGATGCTGGTAATGATGCATCTTTTGATGTTATTGGAAATACTGAGGGTAGAACAGCTTACTATGAACACGAAGTTGGAACAGACCAAAATAGAAATGGAACGATAACTGCTATACTATCTAATATATCATCAGGAGATTTTGACATAAGTCAAAGAAGAGGAATCACAGGTCAGTCAACAGGCGTGGCTGATATAAGAGGAGATGGTGAATTTTTAATGAAGATAAGAAGATTTATTCCTGATTTTATAACACAAACAGGGACTACAAGAGTTACATTACAATTAAGAAATTTTCCAAATGACTCACAAGCAAGTTCATCTTTAGGACCATTTGATATAACATCAAGCACACTAAAAGTTGATACTAGGGCAAGAGCCAGAGCGATAGCTCTTAAAATAGAAAACACAGCTGTAAGTCAAAGTTGGAAACTTGGAACTTTTAGGTTAGACATACAACCGGATGGAAGAAGATAATGGCAAAAATAGTGCAAGTATTAACAAGACCTAGTGTAGAATATGACTATACTGTAGCCGAAGCACAGACTAGAGACTTAGATGGTGTTATTGTAAAATTAAATACAACATATCAACAAGAACTAAAAGAGGAGGTAGAAGCTCAAAACTTCTTTTTAAATTAATGGCAAATAGTTTTATAAATAAAAAAGTAGATTTAACTACAACAGACCTAACAACTTTGTATACTGTGCCAACAGCTAAAACATCTATTGTTAAATCATTATTAGCAACGGAAGATGCTGGGTCGGGTACTACATTAACTGTAACTTTAGTAAACGCTAGCGGAGCCATATTTAACATATACAAAGATAAAGCTGTAGGATCTAAAGAAACATTAGAACTATTAACAAATCCATTAATAATAGAAGAGGGTGAGTCATTAAAAGTACAGGCAGCTCAAGCAAATGAGTTATTTGTAATAGCTTCTATATTAGAAATTCAACCAAGGGAGGTTACGTAATGAAAGATATACCAACAATATATCCAGATAAAATAATAGAGAAAATAACAAATATTAAAACTGGAGAGCAATATATGAGTGATGAAGAGTGGAAATCTAAGAATATTCCAGAAACTGATATAAGAAAAGATGTTACAGTTTTAATGCCAAAACTTGATATTTTTTCTAAAACAAAATAAGATAGACAAATGGCCATAACAAGAGCACAACAAGTTAGACAGATGTTAAAAGACGGTAACGTTGCTATGCAAGGTGGTGTAAAAAACTATCTTGGTGAACAGGAAACTGTTTCTAATGTACCTATAAAATGGAAGTCTGGTCCTAACAAACCGGCAACAGAGTTAGCTTATATTACAGACGCTGAAAAAAAATTACTATTAAAAGAAGATATACATGGATCTTTGAAAGATGGACCTAACGAAGGTCCAGAAGGCATTATGTCGTTAGATAGTGCAGGTGATAAAGACGGTCCTGTTGGAGGTTTTTCTGGAGCGGATGTAAGTGCTGCAGAAAGAGGAGAAAGAGTTGCAGGTATGACAGACGCTCAGGCAAGAGGTTTTCGTGCAGGAGCTATATCCGCAGGTGCTGGAATAAAAGGCACAGATGATTTAAAAACTTTACAAGAAGCAAATCAAATAGCAAAAGGTGTTAGAGACAGATACGCCAAACAAAAGGATTTAACTTTTGTAGAAAAAATGAATCTTTATAATATAGGAACTAAACAAAAAGCGATTGATAGATATATAAACCAAAGAAAAAATAAAATAGCGGCTGGTTTAGAGTTACTTAATATTAATCCAGCGTATGATGATCCACTTGAAACATTTGACGATTTAATTGATCAAGCTCCAAGTATTACAGGAATGACTGATTTATATAGCGATAAAACAATAGATGATGTTTTAGCTGATAAAAGACAAATAGATTTTTTTACTCCAGTAAAAGGGTTTAGTACATTTGGAACTTTAGCGAACATAGTAGGCCCAAAAATGGGTGGACCTGTTACGAAAGAAAAATTACAGTCTTTATCTAAAGAAATAGGTTTGTTACAAAGTATTGATCCTTCAAAAACATCAACAAAAGAATTAATGAAAGAATTTGCACCTAATCAATACAAAGCTTCATATCCAGATGAATTTAGACAAGAAGGAGATGGAGGAGCACAGCCTTTTATACCTATAACACAAGCATCAGCACCCGTCGAAGAAGAAGACTATTACGCAAGTGTTGGTGGTAATCCATTTGAAAATAGACAAGCATACAGATTATTTAATGAAGGTGGTAGAATAGGTGCACAAGAAGGTGGTATCATGCCTAGACTAAATCAGTTAAGTGGTAATGTATCTTCTGCAGAACAAATGTTACAAGATATTAATCAAAGATTAGAGTCAGCTGAATCTAGTTTAGGTTCAGGTGACGGTGGCATGCAACAACCATTAGCTCAGGTTGAACCAATGTCAACTAATCAATTGGGAACTTTTATGGGTAGACCTTTAAATCCTATGAGTCGTCTAGAAAGTGGATTGGGACCTTCAATAGGAATACCAGCAGCAAGTTACGCGAAAGGTGGTAATGTTGTTGGCGGTGAATATGATTTTGAATCTGCAAGACAGATGTATGGTTTAGGTAAACTTGTTAAGAAAGTTACAAGAACAGTTAAAAAAATTGCAAAGTCACCAGTAGGTAAAGCTGCAATATTAGGCGCTGTTGGTTTTGGTATACCCGGAACTAGTTTTGGTGGTTTACTTGGTAGAGCTAGTTTTGGTGGTGCAGCAAAAGGTCTATTTGGCACTTACGGCCCAGCTTCTGCTTTACGAAGTTTAGGTCTTATGAAAACTCAAGTGGGGCCAAATTTATTTGAAAGAGTAGGACCATTATCTAAACTTGGACCAATGTCAGGTATATTTGCAGCATCAGCGTTAGCAGGTTTAATGACACCAAAACCAGAGGATGAAGATGAAGATGAGGATACTTACAGAGGAGAAGGCATAGATATAGCGGCTATTAGAGCTGATCCTTTTTCTTATACACCTAGAAGATTTGCAGCTGAAGGTGGAGACATAGAAAAAGAACCAGTGGCTAAAAAAACCATGCCACTATTAGACATGGGTGGTAAAGAAATGGATTTAAGAGCTGAAGGTGGCTTTGTGCCAATAGGACGTATGGAAAAGGCAGATGATGTCCCTGCAAGATTATCAAAAAATGAGTTTGTATTTACGGCTGATGCTGTTAGAAATGCAGGCGATGGAGATGTGGACAAAGGGGCGGAAGTTATGTATAACATGATGAAGAACCTCGAATCCGGAGGTGACGTATCTGAAGAATCGCAAGGATTAAAAGGCGCTAGAGAAATGTTTCAAACATCACAAAGACTAGGAGAAGTTATATAATGGCTGTTACAACTACAAGAACATTACCCGCACAATTTGTTGAAGATCTAGGTAAAGATCTAGCAACACAGGTAGTAGCACAAACAGGCGTACCCGTAGTAACCACAGGTTTAGCTGGTATATCTCAAAGACCAGGTGAAGATGCAGATGCTTTTAAAGCCAGACAAGATGCAGCTAGAGCGTTTGAAATAAGACAACAAAGTTTAGCTGGACTTGCGCCACAAGTTGCAGCGCAAGATGCATTACAACAAAGAGCACAAACAATAGCAGAATCACAAGCAGGAACAACAGGGCTTGCAGCATTTCAACCGTTTTTAACTCAAGCACAGACAGCAGCAACAGATGCAGCAACAACACTAGGTGGAGTACAACTTGGAGCACCAACCACGACCCAAGTGCAACAATTTATGTCTCCTTTTCAAACACAAGTTATTGATGCAACATTAGCAGAATTTGACCGTAATAAACAAATACAAGAACAACAGATCAGAGATCAACAAGCAGCTTTGGGTGCGCTCGGCAGTGGTCGAGCGGGAGTGCAACTCGCAGAGTTTGGCACAGGGGCTGCGAGAGAACGTGCTTTATTACAAGCCGGTCTCTTGCAACAAGGATTCGGACAAGCAATGCAAGCTAGACAACAAGATATTGCAAATAGAGGTGCATTAGCTGCACAACAAGAAGGGTTGGGTGGATTTCAAGCTCAATTAGGAGCACAAGCAGGACAAATAGCAGGAACAAATATTTCACGTTTAGGTCAGTTGGGCGCACTGAACCAGGCGCAACAACAAGCAACTCTTGATGCACAAAGAGAAGCAACGAGACAAGCAACATTTTTACCACAAGAACAATTAGATAGGTACGCATCACAAGTAACAGGAATTATGGGTGGATACCCTGCACAGTTCTCATCTACAAACATACCTAATCCTACGCCTTTACAAACTGCGTTAGGAGTTGGTACAACACTTGCAGGTATTTATGGAGGAATTAAATCTGCAGGAACAGGAAACTTTACGTTTTCACCGAAGGTAGGATAATGAACAGAATTTTAAAAAGACCAATGTTTAGAATAGGTGGATCAGCAGGAACTGGTATCACATCAGGATTAGACAAACCAAGAGCACAATATGCAAATGGAACACCTAATCCATATGCTATGGGTAATTTTATGCCTGGAACTTTACCTGGTTTTTTAACTAGCTTTGGTTTAAATCTTTTATCTACACCACCAACAGGTAATATATTTCAAACAGCTGCAACGGCTGCAAAAGATCCATTTAATGTTTTACAAGCAGGACAAATGGAAAGAGCAAAAACAGCAGCTGAAAGAGCTTTCATAACGAGTGAAAGAGAAAAAGGCCAAGAGTTTAAAAAAGAATTACAAGAAGCAGACATAGCATCTAGAGAAAAAATAGCATCTATGAAATCAGATGATGATCTTTTAAACCTTTCTATTAGTTCATTTATAGAAGCAGATTTACCACCTTTAGTTGCAGAAAGAGCTGGTAAATTTGAAACAACGTTAGCTGATGATTTAAGAACTCAAGTTACTGGTCCTAGATATGGTGGTGTTTTAACTTTTGATGTTAGAGACAAAGACTTAGTAAACTCATCACTAGGTAAAAAACAATTGGGTAAATTAAATGGTAAGTTTGTATATGACCCTTTTGATGATAATTATAAATATATACAAATAATAAATGGTGAAGTTTACTTTGATGAATTTAAAACAATAGCTGAAATAAAATTACCTGATGTAAGCATTGGCGAAGAACGAGAAGAAGGAAAAAAATCACCACCATCTGACTTTGGTTTAAGTATAGACGATCCAATAGCATAGGAGTGTAAATGGCACTACAACCGCTCATCCCAGCAGAACAAAACAACGAAGCATCCTGGTATACCGCAGGTCTTGCAGGTATAGCATCTGGAGGTATTAAAGTTGTTGAGGGAGCTTTTTCATTAGGTGCAGAGTTAATTGATCTGGGTTTAGATACAAATACAGCTGCATCAGTAGAAATGTTTTTTGATAAATTAAATCCGTTTGAAGAAGTTGCTGAACAAAATGGTGTGGGTCGACTCGTGCAAACACTAGTTCAAATAGGTGTACCAGGAACCGCAGGTTTTAAACTAGCTAGTAGATTAACGCAAAGATATTTTGATGCAAAAAAAGCAGGTCAATTAGTAAGTGCTGGTTCTAAAAATTTAACAAAACAAAGACAAATAGCTGATGAATTAAATAAAAAAGCAGGTTATGCAAAGTTTGGTGTAGGTGCTATCGGAGGCGCAACAGGAGAAGCGTTTGTTGCTGACGTTGAAGAAATAGGTAGTTTTGGTGACATACTTGATAGAGGACCAACTCAATTAGATGTATATGCATTAGAAGGTGGTCGAGAAGACGCTACTAGAAAATTAATGAATAGATTTAAATTTGGTAGTGAATCCTTGTTATTAACACCTTTTGTTGCAGGTGTAGGTAAATCAGCAAAAGCCATGGCAACTAGAGGACAGGAACTTATTTATAGTAATTCAAGACTAGACAGGTTTTTAGGTAAAATAGTAACTGCGTTTACTCCAGAAGGAGATTTAACAAAATCTTTGTTTGCTTCACAAAAAGTTATGGAGGGTTTTAAGGCAGGTGATTTAAACAGGGCCACAGAACTTATTAAACAATTAGATAAAGGTATTTCAAGAGCGTTTCCTCAAATGCAAGAAGTTTTAGATAGATCTTTAACAACTAAAGAAAAAGATAAATTTTATAAAGAATTAAATGAATTATTATTTGATGGTGATTTAACTAAATTATCAGATCCTAAAAAAACAGACGCTTTTATAAAAGATCTTGCAAAAAAAGGCGTAGATGAAAAAGTTGTAAAAAATATTATAGATACAATAGATGAGTCAAGACTTAAAATAGGCGGATTGATAGAAGCTACGGGTAATTTAAATTCTAAAGAATTAAAAGATATATTACAAGATAGAATAAAAACTTTAACAAAAAGTACGTACAAAATTTTTGAACAACAACCAATTCTTGGTGTGTTTCGTAAGTATAAACCAACTGATGAATCTATGATTAGGTCAATAGATTTTTTTAGAAGACAAATAGCAGAAGCAAACAAAGATATAACATTTGATCCTAATAGCACTAAATATTATGAAGACGCAAAAAATATTGTAGATAGAATTTTAGAAGACGGTGTAAAAGCTAGAAAATCAAAAAGAGGTCTAGCTGATCCAAACTACGTTAAAAAAACAATATCAGATGTAAGAGGTGAAGATTTTGCAAAACAAATTATGAAAGATGCAGATATACCACCAAAAGTTTTAAGAGAATTACTAGGAGAAGTTCAAGATCCAAGGTATGGAATATTTAATGCTATAACAGAGTTATCTGGCATGAGTAGAATGAGTGCCATGTTTAAAGAGATGTTAGAAGCAAGCAACGCTGCACAAGCAGCAGGAGGAAAAGGATCTTTTTGGTCAACTAAGGAAGCTGCCGAAGCGGCTACTAATAGACAAGTTGAAATTGTAAAAGTTGATAATGCTTTAGCTGGTCTAGCAGAATTTAAAACAGGTAGAATTAGCAATCCTGCAGGTGCAATGTTCACAACAAAACCAATAGCAGAGGCTTTAAAAAGAGCAAACGGTATAACTGAAGGTTTTTTAGTTTCAACTGCAAGAGGTACAAGAGAAGGTGCAACTGCTGCAGAAAAAGGCACAGCTTTTTTATATAGAAATTTATTATTGTTTCCTAAAGCTACAGCACAATTAGCTAAAACAGTATTTTCAATACCTACACACTTACGAAACATAATAAGTGCAGCGGGTTTTGCTGCTGCAAACGGTATATTATTTGAAGGATTTTTAAATCCAAAACTATTAGGACAATCATTTAGAAAAGGTTGGGGCATATCTGGGGTTAATCCATTTCAAGGATCAAGATTTAATGACAAAGAATTTGAAAAAGCATACAGAGAATTATTAGAGTTAGGTGTTGTAAACTCACAAGTTCAAATAGGAGATGTAAAAAATCTTTTAAGAGACACTGGTTTTGGAGACAAAATATTAGAAGTAGATGCTATTGTAAATCCCTTGTTATCTAAACTTAAAAAAATACCAGCTTATTTACAAGGTAAATATGTGGCTGAAGATGATTTTTGGAAAATTACAAATTATTTTGTAGAACTTAGTAGAAGAGATGAGGCCTACCGAACTGCCGGTATAAAAAAATCTGTAGACGATTTAAAAAAAGAAGCAGCTGATATAGTTAAAAATACAGTTCCTAACTATGCTTTTGTTGGTGATGTTGTAAGAACTGCAAGATTATTACCGGTTGGTAATTTCATGTCGTTTCCATCCGAGATGATTAGAACAACTACAAACATTGGTGGCCAAGCAATTAAAGAATTAAAACACTCTAAAGAAACAATAGGAAGCAATATAGCTCCTTGGGTTTTAGAAAAAGCTACAGGAAGATTAGTAAAAAATGATAACCCATTATATAAAATAGGTGCAACAAGAGCGGCGGGCATGGCGTTCTATCTAACTGCTTTTCCAACAATGTTAGTAGAAGGAACAAAAGCATTATACAACGTGACTGAAGATGAAATACAAGCGTTACGTCAGTTTGTACCTGACTGGTCTAGAAATTCTACGTTAATACCTATTAGAGATGAAAAAACAGGTGAATTAAAATATATAGATTTTAGTCACAGCAATGCTTATGATTTAATTGCAAGACCATTTAGAACTATGGCTAATGAAATTGCATCATCTACAAAAGATGGTGACACAATACTAAAAGGATTTTTAACTGGTGTTGAAGAGGCTGTAACAGAAGTAGCAGCGCCATTTATAGATGAATCTATTTGGACTGAAGCATCCGCAGATATTAGTTTATATCCATTATTACCTGGAAGAGGCGGTAGAACTAGAGACGGTAGAATATTATACACTGAACAAACACCCGTTGGCGATAGAATGGCAATTAAGTTTAGACACTTAATGGAAGCATTAGCTCCATCTTACAAACAATATATTAGAATAGGATTAGCAGCAACAGGACGACCGACAAAATCAGGAGAAACTTTAGATCTTAGCGATCAAATATCTGGTCTTGCTGGATTTAGACCAATTAAAGTAGATCCACTAAAAGCCATGGGTTTTAAAATTGCAGAATATCAAACAGGTATAAGAAATGCACGAAGAGAGTTTACTGGTGGTTATTTTGGATTGTTAAGGGGTGGACCAATAAAAGCAGACGATATTATAAGTAGATTTTATGAATCCAATAAGGCAAGATTTAATGTTCAAAAAGAAATGTTTAAAAATATTAATGCAGCAGAAATATTAGGAACATCTTCATCTTCATTAAGAAAAGAATTTAGAGATAGACAGTTATCAGTTTTAACTTTTAATAATTTAAGAAAAGGTAAGTACGAACCATATTTTCCTTCAGCTGAAATAAAAGATAGATTTAAAGAAATAGCAAAAGATCTTGGAACTTTTGATGTTTATAAATTAGTTTTACCTACAATAAAAGCAATGAAAAAAGAAATGCAATTTTTAAGTTTAGATGACACTTTTGATATAGATTTAAATGATTACCTTTTACCTGACACAGGTATTGGTGCCCCTACTTTACCAACTACACCGCAGCCTGAAGCTGTAGGAACGGTAAAAAGAGCTACAGATGTTAATCCAAATACGTTATTGACATCAACAGAAGAGGCAGTACTATCTCCTGACGAGAAAATAATTAGACAAAATTTAAGAAGGACGACGTAATGAAAAAATCAGCATTACAAAAAATTGAATCACATGAAAAGCTTTGCAGAATAATGCAAAAGCAAACTTTTGAACAAATTAAAGAAATGAAGGACCGAATCAAAAGACTAGAATATTGGATAGTAGGAGGTATGGGAGCTGTTCTTATAACTTTACTTACGGACATTGCAAGATAATGGAACTTACACGTAATTTTACTTTAGCAGAATTAATCAAATCAGACACGGCGATACGTAAAGGTATTAATAATAATCCTAACGCAGAACAAATAGAAAAATTAAAAACACTGTGTGAAAAAATTTTACAGCCGGTACGTGATCATTTCGGCAGGGTAAAAATAACATCGGGCTATCGTAGCCCTGAGTTGTGTGTAGCTATAGGCAGCAGTTTAAATTCGCAGCATGCCAAGGCTGAGGCCGCAGACTTCGAAGTTGTGGGCGTTGATAACTGTGATCTTGCTGATTGGATTAAAAAAGAACTTCCATATGATCAGCTAATTCTAGAGTTTTACACTCCGGGTGAACCTAACAGCGGATGGATACATTGTAGTTATACAGAAGGGACACCACGAGCTAGTTTTTTACATGCATTCAGATCAGAAGGTAAAACAAAATACAAACCTATTATAGGTAACGCAAAAGATTTATTTGTTTAAATCCAGTCTTTAAGCTCTTCACCCAAAACTTCAGATGCAATATTTATTTTATCTCTTAAAGCCTTCACAATCTTCTCGTCAACAGTTTCCTCACAAATCAGATCGACATAAGTCACTGCTTTTTTCTGTCCTATCCTGTGTGCTCTGTCTTCTGATTGTAATCTCTTTTCTAGGTCATATCCGTTAGAATAGTATATTACGGTGTTTGCAGCCGTCAAAGTAATGCCGTAGCCGCCCGTAGACGGCGTTCCTACCATAAATCGGCACTTAGGGTCGGACTGAAATTTACGTATGTTATCTTGTCTTTCATCTTGTGGCGTGAGTCCATAATAACTAACCACGGACCCCGGACCATATTCTTTTTCTATATTCTCTACAATTTGTGAAATATCTTTTTGATAGTTAGCCCATATTATAGCTTTGCCCTCCGTCTCTTCTAATATATTCATAAGTTCTTTTATTCTATTACTATCTATATTTTGAGTTGATCCATCATCAGCTGTAAAATGTCCGCACGTTATTTGATGCAGTCTCATTAGTTGAGTAAGAACTGTCATTGTTGAAGATACTTTACCATTTAAAATTGATAGCGCTTCTTTCTTCATTTGTTCGTAAACTTTTTTTTGATCTTTTGTTAATGTTATGTATCTTTTAATAAAATTTTTTGGAGGTAAATCTAAACAATCTTCTTTTAAAACTCTGTATGAAAAACCTTTTAATTTTTCTGACAGCTCGGCCATGTTTTGAAAATAATCTACAACTTGTATTGATCTGCCTCTAACATGCATAGTTCTCATGACAGCGTATCTGTTTCTAAATGCATAATAAGATGATGAATCTAATAAATATGGATCTAAAAATTCACACTGTGTGTATAAATCTAGTGGATTTTTTGTAACCGGCGAACCTGTCATAATTCTTCTGTATTTAGAAGCTGTACCCAAGCCAATAATATTTTTAGTTCTTTTTGCCGTTGGTGTTTTAATAGTAGTAGATTCATCGATAGCCATTAATGTTTTATGAGAGTTTAAAAATTTTTGTGCAAACTTCACACCTTTATCTGTAGATAGTGCCTCTACATTCATAATTAAAATATGAAGTGCAGTTTCTATTTCAAACAAACTATCTAATTTTTCTTGTTGTCCTTTGGTTATATTTGATTGCCACAATACAGTCACATTTTCTATGTGGTCTGGTAAATGTGTAGGCAGCTCTTGTTCATACCAAGTTTTTACAACACCCTTTGGTGCTATAATTAAAGCACTATCTATCTTACCTTTATCATAAAGCATGGACATATTATCTATTAATACTTTTGTTTTACCCGTACCCATTTCCATAAAATAAGCGTAGGTTTCTCTATTCCATGACTTTTCTAAAGCAGTCAATTGATGCTTATACGGTCTTAACTTAAATTTATAATTCATCTTTCTATTGACTTATATATAAAGGATGTTATATGATTTGTCAATGTCAGAAAGAATAGTTTATGTAATACAACATATTGCTGGAACACAAGCAGGTAATCCTAAAATAAATATTATAGGTGCACAAAAATATGGCAATTTTAAATTTTTATTACCAGAATTTTCTCAAATGATTTTTTCTCCAGGTCCTTTAATTTACAAATTAAGACAAGGTTTAAAAGATTTTAAAGAGGGAGATCATTTATTATTAACTGGTGATCCTGCACTTATAGGTGTTGCATGTTCTATTGTATCTGATATTACAAACGGCAAATACAATTTATTAAAGTGGGATAAACAAGAAAGAAAATATTATCCTATTGAAATTAATCTATACGAGAAAGGAGAAATAGATGACAATTGATTTTGAAAAAGACCAACAAGATGCAATGAAGAGGACAGAAGGTATTCAGTCTCTTGCAGATCAGGTTGAGAAACTAGAAGATCTACAAAAAAGACTCGAACTACAAGAGGACAATATTAAAAATACTAAATCAGAAATACAAAAAGTTTCTGGTGACATTATACCAACTATGATGTCTGAAATGGGTTTAGCAGAATTAAAACTTCATGATGGATCACATCTGAAAGTTTCAACGTCGTATCGTGCAACCATAACGGAAGCAAATAAAGAAGCGGCGTTTAACTGGCTTCGTGAGAATGGACTAGGGGATATAATCAAAAACGAGATATCCGTATCCTTTGGTCGCAACGAAGATAACAAGGCGGCTGATTATGCCGAACTTGCGAAGGGTCAAGGGTTCCAACCGACACAAAAGATGAAGGTAGAGCCCATGACTCTGAAAGCGCTAGTCCGTGAGCGTATTGAGGCGGGTAAAGAAATGCCAACGGAAATCTTTGGGGTTTTCTCAGAGAATAAAACAACAATAAAAAGGAACAAATAAACATGAACCAAGTAGCAACGAAGAAAGAAGGAGCATTAGCGACAAACTTATTTGAAGCTGATGCAAACAAGGGCTCTCAGAACATTTCGCAAGACGATCTTGCGTTACCCTTCCTAAAAGTTTTGGGGCAATTATCTCCAGAGGTAAATAAAACTCATGGAAAATATGTCAAGGGGGCAGAACCTGGCAAGATAATTAACTCAGTAACAAACGAACTGTTTGATGAGGTGCAAGTCATTCCTGTTTTTTATAAAAGACAGTATGTAGAGTGGCAAGACAGAGGTGCCAGCACTGGCGCTCCTGTTGCTATTCACGAGGCAGATAGTGACATCATTAGTCAAACAACTCGTGACAAATCATACAAGGATAGATTACCAAACGGTAATTATCTTGAAAACACTGCAAACCATTTTGTTATACAAACTGGTAATACACCAACTACAGCGTTGGTTTCTATGAAAGCTACACAATTAAAAGTTAGCAGAAAATGGAACTCAATGATGATGGGTATTAAAATGCAGGGTAAGAATGGTTTATTTACACCGCCAACATATAGTCACATTTACACGTTAAAACCTGTTCAAATGTCTAACGACAAAGGAACATGGTTTGGTTGGGATGTAGCCAAAGTTGGTCCGGTTAAAGACGCCGGTATCTATAACATGGCAAAGGAATTTGCTGAGCGTATAGGTAAAGGTGAGGTGCAAGCACAACCAGAGAATCAAGAAGTTAAAAAAGCTTCAGTAGATTTATAATATCCTAGGTAGTGGGCGCCGAAGCGAGAGGGGAAGCGCCCACTTTCACTTATTATGATAGATAAATTTATTAAAATATTCGAAGGTTTAGAGCGAGCATACGGTCAATTTAAAAAAGAAAATAACAGAATATCTTTAAAAGTAGAGGGCCGACCTTGGGTAACTAAAAAACCTGTAACCAAAGAACTTTGGGAAAATCATTTACAAGGTGTGGGACCCAACTTAGGTATATTTCCGCTCAAAGATGATGGCACTTGTAAATGGGGAGCCATTGATATTGACGATAATAATTACGACTATCAAGATTTATTAGAAAGAATTAGAAAATTAGATTTACCATTAATAGTGTTCAGATCAAAAAGTGGTAGGGCACATGTATATATGTTTATGAAAGATTTTTCTTCTGCAGAAGAGGTTCAACTAGTGATGAAAAAATTTGCAGCTAAACTTGGTTTAGGAGACATACTAGATAGGATATATCCATTACAAACAAAGATAAGTGAAGGAGATTTTGGCTCTTGGTTAAACATGCCATATTATAATCATGAGGAAGGTAGTACGTTTGCATACAAAGATGACTTTTCTTCGGCGTCAGTAGATGAATTTTTTGAAATGCATGACAAGTATGTTCAAACAGATCTTACACAATATTTAGTAGAAGAAGTACAAAAAGAAAAAAAACCAAAACAAAAAACTATAGAGGACTTTTTTATACCTTGTGTAAAAAATTGTCTAAAAGAAAATGGAAAAATTCCATCTGTAAACAGAAATGAATTTTTATTACATATGATGGTATGGAGTAAAAAAGCTGTAGAAAAAGGCATAACTAAAATTGATGCATACAGTAAAATGGATGAGAAAACATTATTAAAAAATTTTAATAAAGAATTTTTAGAAGATCCTCTGGCTGAACATGAGATAGAAAAAACAATATTTAAAAGTGCAGACAGAAACTATAACTACTCTTGCAAAAAACCAAACATAAAAAAATGGTGTGACCCCTCTGCGTGTGTAAGACATATGTGTGGTATTGCTCCAGGAAAAGCAGAAGAAATTAAAAAAGTTGAAGAAGCACTTGGTCAGATCGTAGAGTTTTGTAGCAAACCTCCTGTGTATTATGAAAGTCTAGATGTTAAAAGCAACGATGGCGAGGGTTATCGTAGAGTTAGGGTTAAGATGTCTGGCTCTGAAATAATAAATAAAGAAAAGTATATTAATAAATTAGCGGACGCAGGGCACTTTCCACACATAACAGTATTAGAAAAAAAACCAAAAGAGTTTGTAGAGATGCAGTATGCAAGATTAGACAAAAGAATATTTGAAAAAGCTGAAAAAGAGGCAAGTGATGACTATGAATTTATTACAACATTTTATGGTTTTGTAAATCAAAACACAGTTAGCTTTGATAAGGAGCATCTTCTATTAGGAACATGTTATGCAAATCAAGAAAACAAAGAACTAGATTTTAAATTAGATAGGTTCTTTCGTTATTTAAAATCACAAAAGGACAATAGTAAACCTGCTGAAGTTATTATGAAATTAAAAGAAGTGTTGGGCGCACGAAAAATTAGAGGCACAGTATTTGATAAAGGATTAGATAAAGACGTTTCTTGTGTAACATGGAGGATAACATCTGATCCAGAACAATACAAAGTCTTGGGTGATGATGCAAAAAAGATAGGGCACGATGAAAAAAATTAGAATAGCAGGACCTCCAGGGACAGGTAAAACAACTAGATTAGTTGAAATACTATATGATAATTTAAGTTTAAGAAAATATTCGCCTACAGAAATAATGGTAATATCTCATACAAACACAGCAGCGGATCATATACGTAATCAAATACAATCTGCTGAAATGATTTTAAAGTATCAGGATAAAACAAAAAGATCTATCAGGTCTCTAATACTACAATCTAAAGAAACATTTAAAGAAAACGTTAGCACCATACATAAGTTTTGCAAGGACAGAGTAAAAGGTAAATCATTTTTGATGGAAGACTATGAAAATTTAATTTTAATATGGCCTATGTTTAATAAATACACATCAAACATTACATTCTACAACGTCCAACATTTATTTAAAAGTCATCCATTTTTTAAGTTCGTAAGTTTTGCAAGAGACAATGGTAAAAAATTATTAGATTATTACAGAGAACTTAGTTTTGATGAAAGAAGAGATTACAAGTATTCAATAGAAGAGCTTTTATTATTAGAAAAAAATTACCTATCATTTAAAAGTGATTCAAAAATAAACCAAAGAACATCAAAGATATTAGACTTTCAAGATATGATAGACCTTTTTTGTGAGAATCAAGAAGAGTCTGAAAGATTATGTAAAAGAATAAAAGTATTAATAGTAGATGAAGCACAAGACTCTAGCGTTATACAAAGAAAAGCAGAGTTAATCATGTCAAAAAATGTAGACTACTTCTACAAAGCGGGTGACCCGGACCAATCTATATTTGAATTTGCAGGCGCTGATCCTGATAGTTTTCACAAAGAATTTGCAAATCCAGAAATAGAATTAAAACAAGGGTATAGGTGCCCTCTTGTCATAAATAAATACTGTAAGGACATAATAAAAGATGTGTGGGACCATTATGGATACTCTAGAGAGTGGAGACCCTTAGAAGATAAACAGGGTAATGTGGTTGAAGGAGAAATGCATGAGTTATCTAATCTAGAACAAGACCCTCTTGCAGATGAATTGGAAAATAAATTGGTAAATACAAAACAAGATTTTGTTTTTACTTACAGAGGAAATGAACCTAGAGAAATGATATTATACTTGATGAAAGTAGGTATGCCTGTGCAAGTTCCAAAAGATCAAAGAAATAAAATAAAATTTAAATATCCAACAAATGAAATAAAAAATCACAGAGAATTTATAAATTTAACAAAAGGCAATAGTGTATCTTTAACTAAAATTAAAACTATTTTAAAAAGCATACGACCAGAATATCTAGGGCATAATAAAAATTTAGATGACGTTACAAATAGTAGTTATGATTTAGATTGGTTAATAAAAAATAATTTTGTATTACCTGGTTTAAAAAATGTAACAGATTATCAAATGATAAATAAATTAGAATCATTACAAATGAAAAATTACATACGTAAGATAGTAACTAATAACAGAGACCTAGAAGACAAAAGAGTATTTTTAGAAAATATACATACAATTAAAGGTAAAGAATTTTCTAACGTAGTATTAGATTTAACACTAACAAGAGCAGAAGAATCTTTTGTAAAAAAAAGAATGAAGTTTGTTGCATGCTCTAGATCAAAGGAGGCACTATGGCTAATAAAAAGCAGAACAAATCTAAGCCTTTAAATCCATACGATACACAAATTGGAGGATCACATTATACAAAGTATGTCATACAGCCAAGTAAGTTTGTAATTGAGAATAAGTTGTTATATCCTGAAGGTTGTGCTATAAAATACATCATACGTCATCAAGACAAAAATGGTAAGGAAGATTTATTGAAAGCAATACATTTTATACAAATGATCATAGAAAGGGACTATAAGTGATACCTGAGTTGTATGAAGTTGAAATAAAAAACGGTGACGTTGTTGCCGTCGACTTAGAGACACACGATCCAGACCTCAAGACTCACGGATCAGGGTCCATTATAGGTAAAGGTAAAGTTTGCGGTATTGCAATAGCCTACAATAATGAAAAGTTTTATTTTCCAATAGCTCACAAAGGACGTAACCACGATGGTAAACGAGTTTGGAAAAGTTTAAATAAAAAAATATTTCAGAATGAAAATGTTGCAAAAGTATTTCACAATGCAATGTACGACGTATGTTGGATAAGAGCTGTTACTGGTATGATGTTGAAAGGACCAATATATGATACGATGATTGCAGCGTCTGTAATAGATGAAAATAGAAACAGATATAGTTTAGATTCTCTGGCAAAAGATTATCTAAATGATTCTAAATACAAGTATGATCTAAAAGACAAAGCGTTAGAAGAACATGGTGTATCAGACCCAATGTCTAATATGCACTTACTACCTTATGAATTAGTAAAAGAATATGCAGAGCAAGACGTTAGTTTAACTTTAAGACTTTGGAACATATTTAAAAAAATAATAAAAAAACCAATAAACACTGAGTCTAAAAAACAAAAAAGTTTAGAAAACATATTTGATTTGGAAACAAGATTATTTCCGTGCCTTGTGGAGATGAGATTTAAAGGCGTTAGAGTTGATGAAGATAAAACTAAAACATTAGGTAAAAGATTAAAAGATGAACAAAAAGAAATATTAAAAATAATAAAAAAAGAAACAAATGTAAGTGTAGATATCTGGGCGTCAGATTCGATAAAACCTTTGTTAGATCAACAAAAAATAACAGATTATAAAATTACACCTAAAACAGGGCGAGCTAGTATAACAAAATCTTATTTAGAATCACACCCTAATAAATATTTAAAATTAATTGCAAAAGCTAGACAACTTGATAAACTACACAACACTTTTGTGACCAGTATTTTAAAATTTGTACACAAAGGCAGAATTCATGCAGACATAAATCAAATACGATCTGATACGGGTGGCACGGTTACAGGTAGATTTAGTATGTCTAATCCTAACTTACAACAGATACCAGCTAGAACTGAACAAGGTAATAAAATAAGAGAATTATTTTTACCAGAAGAGGACCACAAATGGGCTAGCTTTGACTATTCTCAACAAGAGCCACGTCTAGTTGTGCACTATGCATTAAAGAATAATTTTTATGGTGCAGATAAAATGGCAGAAGAATATAACAAAAATCCTGATACTGACTTTCATGACATAGTAGCTAAAATGGCAGACATAACAAGAAAACAGGCTAAAACTATTAATTTAGGCCTGTTTTATGGCATGGGTAAAACAAAATTAGCTAAGTCTTTAGAGTTAGATAAAGACGAAGCAAAAGAATTATTTGATCAATACCATAACAAAGTCCCTTTTGTGAGAGAGCTTTCAAATGGTCTACAAAGTTTTGCAGATGAAAACAAAAATATATTTACGTTAGAGGACAGGTTTTGTAGATTTGATAAGTGGGAATCTCGTAACAAAGAATGGAATCCAGAAAAAAATGTA